TGAATTAGGATCTTTTGCAGCTTTTGGAAATTTTTTCATTTGTCCTGCGCTACGAGCACAGAATGATTTACGCCTCTTAGCAGCTTTAGATCCTGGTTTTACTTTTCCTGTTACTGCAGTTTTTAATTTAGATCCAGGGTTTGCTCTTCTATATGCAGCAACACCTGCAGCAGTCATGCCGGCACCTTTTTCTGTTGGTCTAAAATTTTTTTTATTTCGGGCAGGCATATTATCTCCACCCCTCTTAAGTTTTAAGATACCACCTTTTATTTTTTTTCTTATTTTATCTAAACGAATTGAATTGATTAGTTCTTGCATAGATGGACCATACCCATGAGTCCTCATCAAATCTTCTCTTAATGATTCAGCAGATCCTTGACTACCCATTTTATTAATATGATAAGTGCTTGGTCCTGCTGTTCTAATTTTAACTCTTTTAAAAGAACTGCCTTTTTGAGATTGAGCTTTAACTGGTATTACTTTATCAAATTTATCACCAGCTCTTATATTATAAGGTTTTAAGCTTTTACCTTTTTTATATCCTCGAGCCTTTTCGAAGTTTTTTCTTGATATCTTTGTATCTTTTCTTCTCTTAAGCTTTTTTGCTAGATCTTTAATCTTTGTTCCGACAAACTTAGAACCTGCAATGCCTAGCTTAAGCTTACTCATCTCATTTTTTAAGTATACATTAAAGTTACAGAACCTGTGCTTGATAAAGTAGCGTGTACTGCTGTCTTAAATCTTATTCCACTTCCAGGCATATAAATATCTAAACCTTCTTGTTTAAAATGACCTTCAAATAAAATTTTACCACCAGATCCTACACTATCTCTAAGCACAAGAGATGCATCAGTTGCAAAAGCACCTGAGCCTTTTGCTTGTATATATGTAATTCTACATGGACCTAAATTTACAGAACCACCAGAAACAGTTTTTACTTGTCCGGTTGATGCAATCCTCGTACTACTTTGGTCACTTGTGAATGATCCTCCACCTGCCATAATATTCTCCTTTAGTTTGCGGCTCTCCGAAGAGAGCCACTAATTAATTATTATTGAGCATCAAAAGGTGTTGCGATTGTTCCGTTACCAAGCAACTGACCCTCTACAGCATATAAGTTAGCTGCGATTGCAGTAAATTTGATTCTTGAACCTTTTAGACCACCTGTTGTAGCGTTAGATCCTCCAGCTTCACCATTAAGATTAACTTCGTTATCATTAGTTTGAACCTGAAATTGTTTACCAGCTACTGACGCAGTAATACCTACTGTAGCAGCACCAACAAATTTATCAGCTGTGTTAGCAGTCTTGATAGTCCCCGTGAAATTATCAATAAAAAGAATTTCAAAAGTTGTTCCAATTGTGTTTGCGTTATTCGGATCACTTCCTGGTCCTGCAACAGCAGAATCAGCAGTTGAAATAATTGCTGGTAATGTTATCGCAGTAGGGGTTCCCGTTGGATCCATTGTTACTAATCTGCCAGCATGATTAGCTACGGTTAAGTCAGTTGCTAAAGTTTCAGCTTTGACTGCAGCAGGTCCTAAATTAATAAAACCATTTTTTGATCTGACTGGTCCGTCAAATGTTGTATTTGCCATAATATTCTCCTTGTATAGCGTTTTATTTTGTAGTCTCTATACCGTCTGCCTAGTCAGTCTACATAATAATTATTTATTCTAGGTCTTATAATTATACATAAAAAAAGGGGCGATGTAAAACACCGCCCCTTAATAATTAACTTTTATAAGTATTTATTAACTAGTTGGTAAATTTCCGTTACCAAAAACACATCTTGGATCAGAAAATCCAAAAGAGTATCTTTCTCTAGCTTTAAATCTCATGTTACCTGTATCGAAGTCACCTTCCATAGCAGTTTTGATCGGTGATCTAACAAACATTTTTAATCCGTTTGGTATATCAGTTAACAAGAAGAATGAATCTGTGTCAGTTAAGAAGTTATTAACTACATAACCTTCAGGAACCATTCCCATGTTGTTGATCGCATTAATGTCATTGTCTGCAGTGCCGACTCTCATTGGAGATTTCATGATTCTTTCCGCAGTGAACTGTAGTTCTTTTGGAATAATCATTTTTCTTCCAGTAGAAGCTATTTTTAAGCCTCTTTCATCGACAAATGACCCAATGTCAATTAATGACTGCTCGAGTGAAGTTTCGTTAAGGTCTGCAGCGACTGAAAGAACATTTGAGAAAGTACCACCAGTTGCAAGTGGGTGAGAAGCATTAATTAATGATACTCCATCTCCACCTGTTACAGTTGTAACTTGCGCATTGTTCAATACGTTTGCAGCTTTAACTTGCTTCGTATTTGCCATAGATCTTGCAAGAGCTCTTGTGTATCTGCCCGCAAGTCTATCGTATAGGTTGTCTTCAATTGCTTCTTCAGTGATAGAAAATGCTAAAGCGATTGTTTCGTGGTTGTATCTTGCTGTGAAAGTTTCACCTGCTTGATCAAACACTACTCCAGCACCTTCTTGTTTAGTTGGTGCAGAAGCGAAACCGCTTAACATTACTTCCTCTTCGAAAGCTCTGTCAGATGTTTCAGTCGTATAAATTTCAGCATGCTGATTTTCATAACGACTATATTCCAGGCCGAATAAAGCATTCAAACCTGGCTCTAGTTCTTTGACTAGTTGTGCTCGTGATATTGCCATAGTATGTCTCCTTTATTACGCTATACCTGTACCACTTCTAAAGAAGTGATTGTTGATTCTAACAAGAACATTTGCATTAGCAGTTGACGTGTCAGAGTTATCTGGATCTTGCGAAATATCGATCGCTTGAATAGCGAAAGTAGTTGCTGTTCCAGAAACACTTACATCTAATTGCTGTTTAGATATTCCTGTTGTTGTAACACCAGTAGTGTTTGTAACAGAATAATTCTTATACAAATCTGCTCTTGTGAAAGCCTCATCAGCATCTATTAAAAATACTGCATCTGGATCGTCAATGACGAATGCAGTAATATCACTAGCAGCAATACCGCCAGGATAAAAATTACTGAATGTTGGCTTTTGAGTAGTTGGATCTGTATAGAAACATCCGTTAAAAACTCCAATAACAGCATCCGATGTATTAGGTCCGTGTCTTTGAATATTTCCAGTTCCTAATGGTTCAACCATTTCTCCTTGGAAAATCGCGTCACTGTATCCTGATGCAATCGTATATCTGTTTTGTGCTCCTACTAATGGTGTACCGTCTAGTTTTCTGTATGGTCTTAGACCAAACTTTTCTGTGACATTAGCCATTGTTGTTTCTCCTTATAGTTTATTAATCCAAGCTACATCGGGTAGGTAATGCAAAAAAATTACTTTTTACGACTACCACCAAAGGTAACTCTAGACTGTCTATTAATATTAATAGGCATGTCCGGGTGTTGTTCCTTCATAAGATCTTGATCAATCGCGTCTGTTCTGTCTTGAGTTATTTTTCTAAAATACTCAGCACGACTTTTCAGTATCTCCTCCGGTATCCTTGCCAACACAAGGCCACCAATTCCGATAAGACCAGCATGTTTTCCTTCATGGATAACAGGGTAATCATGTTCACCTATTTCACTTAAAAGTGTTTCAGATTTCACAAATTCCCAACCTTCTCTAAGTTTTTTAGACACATTACCTGGATCTTCAAAACCATTAGTAGAAGTTCTTATCCACCTGTGGGCATAACCCATAGGTGCAGCTGGCGCATCCAAACTGGATGGTGGAGTCCAATCTTTCTTTCTAGAAAGTTTAGTTCTAGATTCAGACTCGCGTGAAGTTTTTATATTACTCATTTTATGCTCCTTCCTTCACGTATTTTGCGTATTCCTCTAGTGGCACCCCTAATTTCTTAGCGATAACTACCTGCGATTTGGTGAGTTTCACAGACTTGCGTCCACCTGATCTTCTACTCACAGAAGCTACGTTTTGGACGGGTGCAGCTTTTGTTTTTTCTTCTGTAGAAGTGGCAAATTTCTGAGGGAAATACTCCTTCATACGTTTGTTGATTTGATTATAGTATTCATCACTCTCCGCGTCAATTCCCTCCCCTAAAAGGTCTTCATGTATTCCCATAGCAGCAGATGTCAAAACTCTGTCACTTCCGAACCAATCATTATCAGAAGCCCATTCTTGAGCTTTTGTGCTTATTGATGGTTGAGGGGTTTCCTC